CTCATCGGCGCGGGTGTTGAGTTCGGCGTTGTCATCACGTGCTTTTTCAAACGCATGAATGACCTCGGGAGCGGCCTGATATTCAAGGCCACTATCCAGCCGAATACGGCCAAGATTATCAGCGGGCATACCAATTTCCTCTTCAGGGTTAAATAAAACGGCATCATGCCGATCAAGATTGAGGCGTGCATTTCCAGCACGGCCCCGCGGAACGATTGCAAGATGATTGACCCGGATGTTACGTTGGATCGCATCATATTCCTGGCCGTTCCACACGCCAGAAGTCTCTTCAAGATCGACTTTGTACCCGAGCGACAATTCACGCTTGCCTCCGTTCATTACCTTGTCGATCATTTCCTGATCGAAGATGGTGATCGGTGCAACCACATTGTCGCCGTCTTGCTTGCCCGCTTCCTGCATAACACCAACGGACAACCGCTTCGCGTTCTTTGCAGTAACAGGCTCGCCAGGATGCTCATCCGTGATGGGCTTGCCTGAGTATGTGGCCAACGAGTCCGCCTTAAAGACTTCCTCAGGCGGACGCAATTCGCGCCGAACAGTACCGTCAGCGTTCTTGTATAGCTGAATTCCAGTACGCCCGACGATCGGCGTGTCAATCAAATACCCCTCATCAGTGCGAGTGGCTTTGATTGCAGTACGGTCATATCGGATCGCTTCCATGGCCAGGAGTATACCAGCAGCCGGGAAAGTCTTCAAATTAAATGTTGATCCCATTGCAAAGACAATGATTCATCAACCTTCAGCCCATATTGCCTCTGCCCGACAACGGCATCGAACCTCTTGTCCTGGATGGGATCCATTCGACGGACCTTCCTTCCAGGAATAGGTTTTACCGTTGCGGTCAGCGTGCTCGGGGCGCACACGGCTGTCCTGTACGCTGCGCCACACATACTCTTCCACGCCCACGCTCTGCAAGCGGTAGCGGGTAAGGTCAGCATTCAGTTTCAGTGTTTGGTCTTGGGCAATGAGCTTGGCGCGGTAATCGCTGATGCCGTAGCGAGCCTTGATCTGGTCTTTGATGTCTTTCACCGACTGCCCATTCATTACCCCGCGTCGAATAATACCTTCGAGCTCAGGGTGCAGGCGTGTAGGCAAGGATTTGATGAGAGACGTGTTCTCACTGATCCATCCCTCGGCAAGCGGTTTCAAGAACGGTTCGCTGCGGAACACATTCACGCCCAGTATTGCGCTCGACGGGGCGCCGGGCATAACAGGAGGCAGGGGAAGGCCGGTGTTCGCCTTCACGACCATCTTGAACTGCCCCTCGTTGAACCTGCTAATCGCTGTGAATAGTCCGGGCAGCTTTGTGAATACTGTACCAGCGGCCTCCAGTGCCAGCACGCCCAGCTCTGCAATGAGTGCGTCGAGCGTATCGATCCAACTATCCGTCCGTGTTTCAACCTTGAATTGAAGTATGATATCGTCGATGCGAGGCAACAGCACGCGATTCACGTTCGCCTGCAAGTGCTTCGAATACTTCAGCAGATAACGGGTATATTCCCGCTCCTGCGAATCAGGATTGTTGAAGGTCGTTTTCTTGGCCATTGCCTTCGCCTACTTTCGCACCAGTGGCCACAGTATCCTCAGGCGGCTCAACTTCCGTCTCGGGCATGGTATCAACATCGTCAATGTCATAACCCTCATCAGGAAGCATCTTGCGAATCTCGCTCGCGTCCAGGGCGCCGATGTTGTTCAGGATTTCGAATGTCTGAGCCCGCTTGTAATCGGTCTCCGCTGTGTCCTTGCGGGAAGGCACGGATAGCGGGTTGAACTTGATCAGGTAGTCATCTACATACTTGCCCATGACGTAGAGCTGCGCCGTTACCAGTTTGTCGAGTGCGGGCAGAAGAATGTTGTTCTGATCCTGACCGATCTTCGCATACCAGTTCTCAAGATCACCTTGACCGTTGGTGCCCAGGCCCTTCTGCTGCCGACCAAAGAGCAGGGACTCAGGTGTGCCAGTCACTGCGCTCAAAGCGAGCCCCAGGCGATCCACAATGTCGGACACGCCTGTGAGCGAGGTACTTTTCAGGTCGTAAGACTCAGCAGCGTCAATGACAATCGTGTTATTGATCGAGCGCGTCATATCTACCAGATCAACACGCTTGCGAACCAGTGCCTCACCGCCAGGAGCGCGGAGCAGGTTTGTCAGCTCGGGGATTCCATGGACAGCCTGCTGAGCACGCTCCAGCAGCGCGTTGGCCCAGACGTGCGACATGCCAAAGCGTGTCAGCTGATCATAGCATTGTTGCAGCTTGCTGGCGCCCCAACCGTCATTCCGTTCGCGGACGCGGTCAGGTACAGGAACACCGTCGAACACAAGGCAGCGGGATTCATGCACGATGTACGGTGTTCCCTCAATGGGCGACACCATGTAAAGCTCTGTCTTGCCGAAGCGCATGTCGTTCGGGTCAAGGTACTTCCGATAACGCGTAACTTGCCAGCGGTCATAGACGCGCAATTGTTCAAGGGACTTCGATTTCTCAACTTGGAGCGGGTCTTCCAGCAGGCCACCGTCATTCACCAGCATGACCACAATTGAGCCGCCATACAAGCTGGCCCAGCGCATCGCGTCGCACAGCTTTTCCAGGGCTTGGATGTTCTCCAGCTCCGCACGGACATCACCGTCGTCTTCCACGCCTTCGATGTCGTATCCAGCCCGCACCATTTCCTCAGCAGGCAGATCCACAATGCGGCGGGCAAACCCATCACCCTCGTAAAGACCTTCCAGCTCGGTGTATTGCAGCAGACGGGGCGTCACTGCCCGCGTGTATGCGCTGCGATCGCCTTTGTTTCCGACGTTCAGGAAGACGTTTTCATACGGGCCGTCGTCACGTGTCTGTTCTTCGCTCATTGGGTATCCTATAAATTGTGCAAGATTCTAAGCATCGTGCTGAGGGGATTAGAGAACGACGTGGCGCTCATCCTCGGCGTCCCGGAACCTGCCGGGTCAGACGCTCGATGATCGGCGAGTAGCGCGCCGCACCCACCGCAGCGCCGCCCACGCCGACACCGTGAGCGCGAGCACCCAGGCCGATGCGACGAGCTGCCACGCAGTGATCGGCCGCGCCTGCACTTGCGCGTGCGCCACGAGGTGGCCTGGGTAGCCACCGAGCGCGTGCGTCCAGTGCCGCAGCGGGGCGTCGGGCTCGTAGCGCGTTACCGTGCCGTCCACGGCCTCGTGCCACACGTGCATCAGCGGCCCGCGCCGGGACCCCGCCGCGACGAACCGCCCGCCCTGGTCGGCGAGCAGGTCCATCGTGATGGTGACGCAGTTCGCTCTCATGCCGGGCGCGCGAGGGGGGTTAGATTGATCACGGCGTTGGCCCGGTTGAAGTGCTATTAAAAGGCACGCCATCCCACACCCAGGTTGGGTTGTCGTCAGGGGAGGCAAACCCAATACTCGGGAAACTCCCCTCTACCAGCAACAGACCGCAAATTTCATACCAGTCTCCTTCTACCCAGGGGCTCCCCGTGGCATTAAAAAGCGTGGCCTGAACCATTGTCATGCCAGCGCCTAGTGTGAAAACTAACGGCGGAAGAGCGATTAGCCTGTTTGCGGGAATCTCAATATCGCCAGCATTTGTTGTAAGTGCCGCTACCGTTACGCCAGATGCGGGCTTTTGCTCCGCGTCAAATACCACTCTTTGTTTCTTTGAGCTGCGAACCCACGCAGCCATCGTGTAGGTTTTCCCTTCCTCGCACGGCAGGTTTGTCATATAAAGCCCTGCTCTGGCACCCGTGGGGGAAACCGTCCAAGTGCATCGAAGTGTCCTCCCGCCGAGCGGATTGTCAGCGCCGCTGCTAAGGACTGCCGTCCCGCCCCCCGCTGTGTACCAAACGCGACCAGCCCCCGTGAGCACCGACGATCCGTCTGTTGCTGGCTTCGGCATCTTTACTATGTTCCTTACAACGGGCATGGTAAGCCGAGCATCAATCCAATCAACCCTACTCCTCAGGAACCTGAGCACGAGGTCAAGACGCGCCTTAGCGTCATCTGTGAGACCCCACCGCATTGCATTATTTCCTGCAGCAGTGGCCGTGTGCATAGCAAGCTGTTTCGCCCAATCAACAATACCGCCAGGGCGCTCAACCTCGTTTTTAAGGATTGCCCACCGTGCTTTCACGACAGCAAAGAACGCAGGATCGGATATAAGCCTGGGCCAAAACTTCGCTGAAGATAATTTCCACCCGCTTGGTGGCGTGCTGAAATCCACATACCCGGCGAGCGGAATTGTCCATCCGCCAAAAGACCGGTCACTGTCCCACAGAGGGCCAAAGAAAATCTTACCGTTTTCGCCTTCCCCAAGCCACAACTTACTGGACGCAAACATAGCATCCGCTTGTTTGCTCAACTCCGTAACGCAAAACCAGTCTGCCCAGGAGACAAAGTCCACGTACTTTGCATAGCCGTTTGTGGGGTCCAACCAATCCACTGAATACAGTGCGGCCTCAAAAGCCGTAAATTTTGCTTGAACGTAAGCTAGCTGCGCGGCATTTGGGTTGTCAGGCTCCTCAAATTGGATTGGCACGTTCTGCAATGGTGTGCGAAACCCGATGGCCCCGTCAGTTTCCATCCTTGAGCTGATCTCAAGCATGTACGCGCCAAGCTCCGGAGCGGCTGACGACGACGCTTTAGGAGTATTTATGTCAAGCCTACTCACACCGGGTTTTACGGGCTCAGTCATCTCGTACAAACCCTGATAAACGCCGTTCAGAAAAACCTCACAGTACACATCTCTCGGAGTCCAATGAGGAGACAAGCGGCGAGCCATTTCAAAGCAAATAGAGTTCCGGATATTGGTACGTTCGGCATAGTTTGCCAGCGCGCGAAAGGATTTTTCGGCTGGCATCCCCAGCAAACCAACTGGCGTAGAAAACTTGAGCTTCATGGACTTTTTTGGGTAAGCCCAGGTCGTGTTCCCATGACCAGAAATCGAGAAGGCAGTCTCAGCAAGGGCCGGAACATCGTGACCGTTCGGGTCAACCGAGATTGTAGCAGCGATGTACGTGTCTAGCGCAGGCGCTGGAAGATCAGCGCCTCCGGTATTTATTCGCACAATCGGAAGAGATGGCGTGATAGCCAGAGACCTTTGATATGTGGGCCTTCTTATCTCCGCAGACAGCGGAGACACGTCAATCCAGGTCGCCGTCCCGGTTATGCCCGTTACAACAAGCTCATTTTGCCGCGTCACCGTCACAGACACAGGTCCAACAGAAGACGCGCACACCGCAGTAGAGTCGACGGCCTCCTCGTAGCCAGAGAAAAGATTTGCAATGATGGTGTCTATGGTGAACGTCCCATAGATAACCCCTCTGAACTCGTATCGGTTTCCGTTGACACGCACTGAAATGCCCGCTGCAGCAGCCCCGCTAGCGATCTGTAACCTCTCCCATGCTTGCGGCGTGGTTTGTGTGGCTGCGTTTTTTACCGGATAAGAATTTTCAATTGCGGCCAATGCTTCAGACGAAAGTTCAATCCCCCCGGTGAGTGGGTTAAAAATCCATCGCACATAGGACAGTTGGTCCAATTTTTCTTGTAAAGTAGCCAGACCGTCCTCGTCGGAGTCGCTGGTAATTCCGCGACGAATCAGTTCCAGCATGAAGACATCACGTGTTACCTCAGCCATTTTAAGCTCCTGTTAAAGTTCTGTGCCTGCGCAATATACCACACACCAATCATAAGGGCTGATATCGTGCCAAGTCGCATCAGAAGATGCGGCCCAATAAAAACCCCAATCCAATAAGCTTCGAATTGTAAAATTCAAGTCATTGCTTCCAGATCAAATTGACTGCCTAATGCCAACGTGTTGAAGGCACGTGAGGCCCCATCCACTTGGTCGTCGTGCTCACCGTTCGGAAACACACACAATTCATCAAAGAAGGCATCATTCCAATCACCCTCAAGGACATCCACGTTTCCTGCCTCAGCTTGTGCCGACAGCGGGTTGGCTCGGGTTTCTTTATCACCGGACTCAGTTGTAGCGTGGGCAGTGTAACCCGCAAGCTTCCCAATGTAGTATGACGCCTGCTGCTTTCCTGCCTGTCCTGGATCTTGTGGTAACGACTGCTCGCACAGATAACCGTCCTGGCTTGCCGTATTGACCAGCAGGCGCTCAACACCGGCAGCGGACTTCTGATCGCGAACAACGTCGCAGATGATAAATCGACCGTTCTTTTGACGTCCAATCTTAACACCGGCAGTCCAGTCGCCAGCCCCCTCCGTTGCAGCCAAGTCCCATCCGCGGACGAACTTTGTGCCAGCAGGTATGGCCCGCACAAGGGGGAACCATGCCTTCTTGAACATGCCCCCTTCGCGGGGAGCGGGTCGCTGCTGCAACTGCCCCGCCGCTGCATAGCTGCCCATCGTCTTTTCTAGACCCTTGACCGTTGCTTCAGGGAATCGTTCAGGAAACAGCAGGTCACCATCGTGTTCGCGAGGGTCACGGAATCCGATGCTGGTGATGCAGCGACGTTCCGCTTCAAAGCGCATCGGGAGACAGAGGTGCGTATAACCGAGGTCTCGCTTGATAATGATGCCCGACGTGTCCTTCTCGTTGAGCCGCTGCATAATGACCACAATTGCAGAGTCGTCATTATTCACGCGGGTGGGCAGTGCTTCCGTGAATGTAATCTCAGCGGACTTGAGGTCAGCGTCACTGTTCGCATGATCAACGGACAAGGGGTCGTCCAGCAGCACCCGATCACCCCGCGAACCAGTCATTGACCCGAAGGCCATTGCCTCGCGGAAGCCAGTGCTATCGTTCTCGAACTTGGTCTTGGCGTTCTGGTCGCCCGTCAGCTTCACGGGCCAGCGGGGCTGATACCACCCGGACTGAATCAAGCGCCTACATTTCAGGTTATCCCGCACCGCCAGATCTTGTTTGTGTGCTGTGCCTAGGTAGCGGGTGCCTGGGAGCCCCTTGGGGCCCCACTCCCAAGCTGGCCAGAGTACCCCCACCAATAAGCTCTTCATGCAGCCGGGGGGCACGTTAATCAGCAGCCTCTTCACCTCACCTGCCGTGACCGCTTCGAGGTGATCGCAGATTGCATCTAGCGACCAGCCCCATTTCAGCGGGCTTACTGGTTCGAGGACGTGCCATGCGGCACGGACGAACCCTGCAAGCGACTGAGCGGAGATTGCTCTGTCGAGCTCAACCTCACTCGGTAGGCTTGACATATAGCTTTCGCTTGATTTCTTCTAGTTCGGCAACAGAAACGTGCGAAAGGTCTGGCCCTTCGGTAGTGACACGAACTTCCTGTTGCGTCTTCACTGGGGTATCAAGCCCCATCAAACGAGCACGGCGCTCCATGAGCTTGACGGCTCGATCAATGGCGGCAAGTTTCGGCCCGTGATCTAGAAGGCGTTCGGTAACGATGTTACCGGTCAGAGGATCTACTACCGGGTTGCCATCCAGGTCCTCGATGACGTCCCGAACCACCTGCCCGCTGCTGATAAAGGGGTGAAAGCTCTTCAGGACCTTCATAACCTCCTGCTCTAGGGACTCCAGCTTTTCCAGCTCTAGTTTCCGAAGGTCCTCAACATCCTC